TGAAAAAGAATTACAAAGTCATAATAATAAAAAAAATTCTGAAAAAGAAGCTGCTAAAACAAAAGACACAAAATCAACAAACCCTAATAAAAGAGCAGGTGCTGCTGATGGTGGTAGTGGTTGTTTTATTAAAGGTACATTAATTACAATGTTTGATGGTTCTAAAAAACCAGTAGAACAAGTTGATTTAGGAGATAAGGTTGCAGAAGGTGGAAATGTATTTGCAGCTGGTAGATTTTTAAATACAGAATTATATGACTACAAAGGTATTAAAGTTTCAGGAAGCCATATGGTAAATGAAGATGGTACTTGGATGAGAGTTAGAGATACTAAACATGGTAAATCATTAGGTGATGATTTAAATACTGTATATGTATTTGGATCAGAAAATAGAAGAATTTTAATTAATGGAATATTGTTTACAGATTACTTTGAAGTAAATGAGCAAGATAAATTAATAGAAGACTCAGAAGATTTTTTTAATAATTGGAAAGATTATGGAAATGATGTTGATGTAGATAACGTTGCTACATTAAACATGAATTATGAAATATAGATTTTGGAATCTAGATAAAGATTATACTATATTAGAAAGCTGGTGTAAAGAACGTAATTGGGAATCAAATATACCCAAAGAAATGTTACCACCACAAGGTATAATAGTTGAGGATAAAGATACTATTTGTGCACTAGGTTTATACTTAAATGAACAAGTTAAATTTGGTTACATGTATGGTATATTTTCTAATCCTAAAATTGGTAAAATGAAACTTTATAGGGCTATGAAGTTAAGTCTTGAAGCAGTTAAAAAATTAGCTACTAGTAAAGGTATAGAAGTAATTATTACACATACTGCTGAAAAAGCTTTAGAAAAATTATATACTAGACATGGTAATATGAAACTAGTAGAACAAAATGTAAATCAATACATTATGAATTTAAACGAAGATAAATATAAAAATTTAGATTGGATATCAAAATAAATAATTGGAGATAAGATAATGGCAATAGGACCAAAAGGTGAAGTAACAACAACAGGATTAATGAATAGCACTGGTAAAATACCAGAGGCTCCTGATATGTCTAACTTAAAACCAACAGCTCAACCACAAGAACAGAAAGCACTAGCAGCAGCTCCAGTAAAACAAGCTATGGTAGAAAGACCACAACCAAAAGATCCTGAAGTTGTACAAAAATTAAATAGCTTATCTGATGAAGAAGCACAGCAATTATCTATGGTATTATCACCAAGTTTAGCAACTACTCTAATAAAAATTTTACCAGAGGCAACTGATTTAATAAATGAATTTAAATCTACTGAAGAAAATGTTATATTACCAGTATCAGTAGTAAAAAATTATGCTAGGATGAAGTACCCTAGTAATACAGAACAAGAATCCGTACAAGGATTCGTTACAGAATTATCTGAGTCACAATCAGATGATACAAATGTGCCACCTGAAAATATGCAGGCATCTAATCCTAATCCTAATGGCATGATGGCTCCAGAGCCTAATGTTATGGAAGAAGATACAGATGCAATAGATCAAGGTCTAGTATAAATTCAGCCCACAAATTATGGAAGTGAGCTACCCTTATCCATAAGGCACTCAACCTAAGAGGAAAAATAATGGAAGAAGAAAAAAAAGTAACTGAAGTTTCAAATGAAACAGAAGTTAAAAAAAATGATAAACTATTTAAGAAGCCTGAAGGCAAATCTATGTATCAAAAACAAAGAGATGATGTTGATGATCCAGAAGTTGAAGCATTCGCAAAAGGTGAATTAGGTAAATATCATTTAGAGAAAGCAGAAACAGCAACCGTTCAAGAGGACACTGAAACATCTGAAGAAATTGCAAGCTCCGATGGCGAAGCTACTCCTTCAACTGAACGCCCTGAAAATGCAGAAGATCGTGTTTTTAAAAAACGTTATGACGATTTGAAGAAACACTATGATTCTACTTTATCAAAGCACAAAGATGAGGTTAGAACTTTAAGAACGCAATTGGAAACATCTACAAAAGAGTTTGTTCCACCTAAGTCTAAAGATGAACTTGAGGCTTGGAGAAAAGAGTATCCTGATGTTTATGATATGGTTGAAACCATAGCTATGACAAAAGCTGATACTAGAGCAAAAGAGATTGAGGAGAAATACCAAAATCTACAAGCTCAACAGGAACAGATAAGCAAAGAAAAAGCTGAAGTAGAATTGTTAAAGATGCATCCTGACTTTAGTGAGATTCGTCAAAAAGATGAGTTTCATCAATGGGCTAGTAAACAAGATCCAGTTATTCAAAGTTGGTTGTATGAAAATACATCTAATGCACAACTAGCTGGAAGAGCTATTGACCTTTATAAAATGGACAATGGTACTAGTACATTAAGTAAGAAACAGGAAACGTCTCTTAAAAAAGAGGCAGCAAAAGCTATAACAAAAACTACTAAAGCAACAGAGACAGAGATTCCTACAAAGAAAATCTGGTCTAACTCTGAGATTGCTAAGATGAACCCAAGAACGTTTGCGAAGTACGAAGCCGAAATTGATGAAGCTATTAGAGAAGGTAGAGTTCAACCTTAATAATAACAACTATAAACAATAGGCAATCATTATGGCAACAATGGGAAAAGCAGCGGGATACCAAAACTTACCTTCAGGTAATTGGGCTCCAGCAATTTATAGTCAGAAGGTTCAAAAGTTTTTCAGACGTGCATCAGTTGTAGAAGATATTACAAACACTGATTACGCTGGGGAAATTGAAAATTTTGGCGACACAGTAAATATAATCAAAGAGCCTTCAATTACAGTGAATGACTACGCTAGAGGTCAAACAGTAAACACAGAAACACTTGCAGACGATCAAATTCAATTGACTGTCGACCAAGGTTCGTATTTTGCGTTTAAAGTAGATGACATCGAAGAAAGACAATCACACGTAAACTTTGAAGCTCTTGCAACTTCTTCAGGTGCTTATGCACTTAAAAAGAACTACGACTACAACGTATTAAAAGCGATCTATGACGGTGCGTCTACATCAGCTGCTAATACAGGAACTGACGGTTCACCAATTGATGGTGATGCAGCAGCAGATACTTTAGTAGATGTTATGTCAGCAGCTAAAACAGTTCTTGACGGTTCAGATGTACCAGAAGAAAACAGATGGTTCGTAGCTCCACCAGCTTTCTATCAACAAATTAGAAAAGCAAGTGCGAAAATTATGGATCAATCTGTAATGAACGATGGTTCAGCTTCAGCTATGAGAAATGGTATGATTACAGACAGACCTTTATTTGGTTTTAGAATGTATTCTACTAATGCAATAGCTGTATCAAGCGGATCAGCAGCAAATAAAACTTTTGGATCAGCAGGTTCTAATGAATATGCTTTCCTTTATGGTCACCAGTCAGCGGTAGCGACTGCAAACCATATTGCGAAAACAGAACTTATCAGAGACCCTGATTCATTTTCAGACATCGTTAGAGGTCTGCACGTTTTTGGAAGAAAAATTCTAAGAACTGAAGCAGTTTACTCTGGCGTAATAACAATTGGTTAATTAGAAGGGAGATAGATAATTATGGCAACTTATGACGTAACAGGCGTAGGTGGAACTACTGGACACCCGTCTAATGGTAGAACACCTTATTTAGTAGAAAACACTATTGATGTATCAACAATCAACGGAGATTCTGGAGCAGCACAAAATGATGTTCTTAGAGTTCTTGACATACCTGCTGAAACTTTAGTTATGGAAGCTGGAATTGAAGTGCTTACTGCACTTTCTAGTTCAGTTACTTTAGACTTAGGTATCACAGGTGGTGACGTTGACATTTATGTTGATGGTGACACAAATGCGACAGGATACTCTGCAGCAACAGCAACTGCTAGACATATAGCAGCATCAGCTGATACTTTAGATGTACTTGTACTTGGAGCAGGAGCAGCAGCTGGTAAAATCAGAGTTTGGGCTGTAATGTGTGATATATCAGGTATTAATGAAACTGATAATAACACAGACGCACAACTAGATACAGCAGTATAATACTGTTTAATTTTAAGGGGGGTATTTATATCCCCCTTATTAAAACCCTTTCATAACTATAGGAAAACAATGACTACATACGACTTAACAAAAAAAACATATGGAGTATCTGGACAATCAAAAGTTATTCTAGGTAATAATAATAATGAAAGTGGTTGGAAAAGATTACAAGATTTAGAAAACAAAGTTGAAGAACAATCTGATAAACTAGATCAGATAACTTCACTACTCAATGAAATATCAAAAAAGACATCAGCTTCTTGAGATAATATCTGAGTACAAATCTGACAAGTCTGCATTAGCAAAACAGATTGATGATTTAACAAGACAATTAAACGAAGCAGAATCTCGTATTAAAAGATTATTAATTAGATGCGAACAGTTTGCAGAAGATAACAATACAACAGAGGAATAGATA